TCAGTCCGCATGATCAACTCCAAGACCAATGTTGCCGCGCCACTCAATACGAGTATCAGGCCAACCCATCACATCCTCAAACTCAGGGGTGTCATCAAGCCTCATCCAGTACTCCCAATACTGATCACGCGAATCCCAATCACGAGACCCTAAGAAAGTAATTACCCCGCTGTCATCCAAGGTGTAAACATTGAGCTTCATGAGTTACTCCTGCACGTTGAACACACTTTATTGTATCAACATTTATGTGTTTAGCAACATTTAAGTGTTTATCAACAGATATGTGTTGTTGTATTTTTGCAACTATCCAGCAAAAAAAACGGGGCTCCGCCCCGACCCATACCCCTCAGCAATGCAGCCTAAATTGCTTATCCCTGGCGAGTCTCCGTTCCTCTGTAATCCAAGGTGTACTGTTCGCGCGGGCCATGCTGTCCAGCCACTTGATGCGTTCGTCAAGCTGTTGGCAAGCTGCCCTGTTCGACGGTGCGGCACTGCTTGCCGAACCCGTAGGATAGGTCGCGCTGGCCAGGGATTCTGCATTCCGTTTTTGACTGCGAGCAATTTCGACTTGATCTTCCCAAGAGGCATCTTTCGGGACACGCGAAATCCGCTCGACAGCCCACCCCCGGGCAGAGCAATGTTCGTGATTCCAGTACAGCCGACCCGGTGCAGCTCGGCATAAAAATATCTCTTTGGTTTGTGCACCTCTGGGATCTGCCAAGGCGGGTGATGTATCGACCTCCTTAGCACCCTTACACGGTTGATTGCTATATGTATTGCCACATCGATAGACCTGCCCGTTTGCCGAGCCAATCAGAATGACAAAAATAAGTCCTGTCAGTGCTTTGATTTGCATAGACAGGGTTGTAACAGAATCAATCTGTCAACACCGATCTCACCTGAGCATTGCGGCGTGCAAGCGCGGCGCTGTAGCCCTCATGCTGCGGCTCTTGATGCGCGACGAGCTGGGGGGCCTGCTGGAGCGGCGCCGCTGGCGTTTGTGTCGGCCGGTCGCTGCGAGCCCCGGTCGATGTGTCAATGACCACCGGCTTATCCCCCCTCCCGCTGGCCGTGTACGGAGCATCGCATGTCACTGGCCGCACCACGCTTTGATAGGTGACCGTCGCCATGCAATGGGCCAGCCGGTGGACCTTGTAGCCAGCTTGCACCAGGTCGTCGCTTGTCAGGTCAAACACGCGGCGCCCCTCGCTACTGACAACAAATGTGATCTGGTCCCTGCCTTGCTTACTGAGGTCGCCAGTCATGTGCAGCAGCTTGCCAAACAGAGGGTCTTTGACCTCAGGTGCAGTTGGGGTTGCCGACGTGCCTGCAGACTGCTGTGCGCCCTGGGCGGGGCCTTGCTGGGCCTGTGGCGCGGTCGGGGCATGCTGGACCTGCACGGGTACGGCCGCAGTGGATTTTTTGGCTGCAGGCGCGGTCTTGTGGCCCCATACGCTGGTGTCATCCTGGGGCCAGAACGCATAGGCCATGTACGCGATGGCCAGGACCCAAAAACACCAGGTGAAGCGGCGGAATTTGACGATGAAAGGCGACACGTCCTGAGCCTTGGACTCCGCGCTGCCACTGGACTGCGTGTTGCTCTTGTAGAGCCCGAAGTACTTGGATTCGTACTTGCGCCGGTCTGTCTGGATGACTGCGCCACGATAGCCCGCGTGGACTTTGCGGATGTACTCATCTGCGTTGCCCAGGATGTCGGCCTTGCGGCACTTGATCATCGTGGCCACGAGCTGGGCAATCGGCTGGTTGATGTCGCGGAATGATTGCGTCATCAACAGCACTTCGGCGTTGTAGTGCCGGTGCAGCTTGAACCACTGCACAACAGCGTCAGGCGTACCGATCTTTGGGAGCGCAACGTGGCATTCGTCGATGACGTACAGCGGGCCTTGATCCTTATCGCCGCGCCATGTGCTGTAGTAGTCCCAGACGCTCCCAAACGTGAAGATGTTTTCGGGCTGGGGCTCAGGCTCGCGGTCGGTCCACAGCCTGAATGCCTCATGCTCGGCAATGTTGGCGGCGTTCCAGTCGCCAATCCGCGGCGCCGGCCTGGTGCGAATCTCGATCAGATCGCGCCAGGCCGGGTCGATGGCCGCAAAGGCTTCGATGTTGAGCGGCAGGTTCGTGATGACCTTGCGCCCGGACCGCAAAGCAGGCAAGACGTGATACGCCACGGCCTCATAGCTCTTACCAGATCCGGGAATGCCTTCGAGGCCATTGATCATGATCCAAGCCTTGTAAACGGGATGAGCTGCAGTGCGAGTCGGATGCCGATGGCGGTCGTGATGATGGTCACCGCAGATCCCACGCCGCACAGAGCCATGACGTTGAGGATCTCTGCAGGCAGGCCACCAGCTGGCGCAAAACCCTGCAGGCCACTGAGGTCCAGAGCTTTGACAGCAGAAACAACAAGGTCGAGCAGCTTGTCCAGGACCCAGCAAACAAGGTCAGTCGCCATGTCCCACAACGCCTTCAAGACGTTGACGACCAGGTCAGAGAAAAACTTGACCAGAGTCGTGACGGTATCTTTCAGCCAATCGACATAGTCGGTGAATGCGGACTTAAGCCAGTCCACGAAATCGCTGATGGTTTTCTTAAGCCAGTTGAGCATGTCAGCCCCCAAAAACGAGCCGACGCGCAAGCAGCAGCGCGGACAAAATGGTGATGGCCTTGAGCACGCCCCAGAGCCAGCTAGGCGGCGATATGTCGCGCTGGCCGAAGTTGCCGATGCCGCCCATGTCAAGGTCAATAATCCATGTCGGAGGGGTGCCGCCGTCAGTTACTTTGGGCATCAGATCCCCGACGAGATTTGAAATCGGTGCGCTCTTGATTTCTGCGGTCTTAGCGCTCCAGACGCCTGCTATGCCGTCGGGATATTTGGTCGTGTAGAGCTTTGGCTGTTCAGGGGCGCCGAACTTGCCAAAGGCAGGCTTGCCGGGCAGCGTTGGCCCATCGTTGTCTTCGCAGTCGGTGCCTTCACAGGAGCCACTACCCGAGCCGCTGCCCGAACCTCCGCCAGTGCCTGTACCCGGTTTCTTTGTTGGGTCCAATGCGCCGCACACAGAGCTACCGGAATTTTTGGCGCAGTAGTCATCTTTGGTGGTCGTAGTGCTGGTCGTGGTTGTCCCAGTCGTGTTGCCGCTGCTGTCCTTGCCCGTAGTGGTCGTGGTCGTAGTGCAGCTATTGCCTGTGCACGTGGTTTTCGTGTCGGTCTTGGTGGTAGAGCCGTCTGGGTTTTTCTTGGTTTCAGTCTTGTTATCACCCTCCGCCCCGGACCAAGGCAAGCACACATCTTTGCCATTGACAGTGCCCGCCTGCCCATTGCATTTGCCCGGGTCTTTGCTGTCGGGCGGGGTGACCTCCTTTTCGTCTTCCTTGCCCTCGTTGAGCTTGTTGATGACGTTCGGATCGCAGGTGGATCCCACGTAGCTGCCTGTCCCCGTGGTGTACCACTTGCCCGCGTCATCCTTGACTGAGACTGTTGTCCCAGTACTGACCATGCAGCCCTTCGAGCAACCGGGAAACGCAGGTTCAGCGCCGCCCCCTGAGTTCTCATTAACTGCCGCCTGACAAACAAAATCAGAGTTCATGCCAGGCGACCTAAATTGCACGCTCCATTTCTGGCGGCTTGAACAATAGTCGTTAAGACCCTTGCAAGCGTCAATGTTTCCGCCGCCATTGCCTCCTGTACATTGTCCATTGGACTCCTGACCAGAGTCACACTGACAAGCGCCGCCAACATCGCTAGATCCTGCCGGGCACCGTGATATTCCAGTCATACCCAGTTCCGTGCTGTATTGGCTTGAGCCAATATTCCCTGTATATACGCATTTATTCTCATCGCGAACGCGCGAAAATTTATAGTTGTAATCAGAATTCAGATAACTCACTGAAGCAATACAAGCTTCCTCGACAGTAGGGAACCAAGGGCCATTGCTGCCATAGCCCCACACTATTACCTTAGATACAGCGTGCGCTGACACCGCGCAAAACATAATTGCGATTGCAAAAATAATGCGACGAATAATCATCGTCAAATCCTCGCAAGCATGAAAAAACAAATCGCCCCGATCGCGCCGATCAGCGCAAAAGCAGCGTGAACAGCGACGACCAGGGCGACCACCAACATGCCTAACGCCTGTTAGATTTTGGCAATGATGCGCTTGACCACAGATGGGCCCTTCATGACCAGGGCGATACCGACGATGACCAGGGCGATGGCGCCGATCTTGGTGGCGATGCCGGAGAGGTCGATGGAGTCCAGCAGGTCGTCCATGCCAGCAGCATGCGATGCGGTCACAGCCATGGCGGTGCCAGTGGCTGCGACGATCTTGGCGCCGTACTTGCGAGCGAGATTGCGAGTGGTTGCGATCATGGTTTTTCCTTGAAAAGTTGATGTGAAAAGGTGCGAACTTGCACCCCAGAGCCGCAGGGCTCTGGCCTGCAATCTCAGAGCCTGCGAAGCATGCGCAAGGCAACGCCCAGACCGAAGCCGAGCATTGCGAGCGCGAAGACAAGACCGAAGCCGATGCCGACTGCTGTAGAGACGCTGCCAGGTGTGATGCCAAGCGCGGCGAGGTCCTGCAACGTGACCTCAGTGACCGCGACCTGGTGCACCGGCTGGCAGGGCATTTCGCCGGGTTGCGTGCAGATGAAGTAGCCAGACATCAGCTATTCACAAAGTCTTCGTAATCGCTTTGCGAGTCCGTATCGACAGAGCCGCACTCGGTGCAGGCAACCTCGTCGGAGCCTTCCTCTTGTTCTGTTTCAAAAAAAGATCCGCAGCCGTAGCAGACATAGGTACTCATGGCTTTACTCCTGAAGAAAAATCGGCACGCTGGCGAGCGGCCGCAATGCGGTCACGGCGGTCGAAATAGCGACCAATCAAGAGGACGCAGCGAAAAGCGACATGCACGAATGCGCTGAGCACCACAGCACCGCAGATGCCCCCCGCGACCGCGATAAAAAACAGACTCGCGATGAGCTGTTGAAACTGGTCGTAAGAGAGGGCCATGGCTACGCTGCAGCCTTCATTGCTGGGGCCTGCTGACGGGCCTGTGCGGGGCCGTCAGGACGAGGGGCTGCCGGTGCCGCGCCATCAGCTACAGCAGGGCGTTCAGGGGCCTGTGTGGCGGTCTCAACGGGCCGCGCGCCGATGACCACTTCGCGGGACTCTTTACCGTTGCTGACGCGCTCGATTTCGAGCTCACACATGAACGGACGAGGGATGTGCTGCATGCGGAACACTGCGTCCGCATCGGGCATCTTCCACTCCTCGGTGGCGTGGCCACCTTTGAAGTTCTCGCCGGGCTTGTTGTATCGCTCATCAAGCTTGACGCGTGTATACAGCGTGCCGCTGTTGATGCCCTCGCCGTTCACAAAGCCCTTGAAGGCTTTCATTCCCACAACTTCAACCATGAGTGCCATTTCGATTCCTTTCGGGTGGCGGTAGCTCGTACCAGTCAGGCATGGACACCGGGCCGAGCTTGATTACCCGGGTCCTCGTTTTCAAAGGGACGACGTTGCTTTTGATGGCGATATCGACCCCGTACGGAAGGAGCTCGCGCCGATGCCTGTAGAAGGTGGCGCGGCTCAGCTTGGTGGTCAGGTCATCGCCGGCCTGCCACATGCGATAGGTGGACAACAGAGCCTTGGGAAGTTCGGACAACTCGTCCACGTCAGCGCAGGCGCGCGTGAGCACTTCACAGCGCTGCTCGAACTCCATCTCGATTTGCTTCATGTCGAATCCCCCGAGGAAGTGGCAGCCCATGTCGTGCAGCTTGGTTGCCTTGAAAGTCATCTCTACACGCACCAGGCCAACGGCATCGCACCAGTCGGCAAGCTGCAGGACATATGGATCGACGGGGGCCTTTTCGAACGTGGAGGAATCAGCGACGCGGCCCGCATGGCGGCGCAGTTCCGGCCCCTTGAGATAGGCCTTGAAATAGACGCGACGTGAGCCCCGACCGAAGTCCACGGTTTCGCCATCGCCGTAGGTCCCGGTCTTCAGACGGCTCGCCTGCTGGCTCTGCAGGTAGCGCATGAAGTGGTAGGCGTTTTCCTTGCCGCCCACGCTCCAGTTTTGGGTCACATCGACGCGCGTAACCACAGCGCCGGTCCAACAGGTGCGAGGCTCGCCCTTGAAGTTCGTGATGAACTTTTCGCCTTCGGTGAACGGAGGCAGGCCCAGCGAGAGCAACAGGCGGTTGATGATCTGCAGGCACTGCGTGAACGAGTAGCCGAACACGTTGTCGGTCCTGCCCCACTTCGAAACGTTGCCCTCGAACCAGACGGTTTCCCCGTCGCAACGCACGAACACAGCAGTTTCGAATGAGCCTTCGATACGCGATTTCTTCAGCGTGATCGATTCGACGTGGCCGTCGCTGTCGATGCGCATGAACGCACCGTCCGAGATCTGCGGCAGGCCGCCGCATGCGTGCCGCTGGTAGATCGAAAGCCAGTCACAGAAGCCGACGAGCTGGGCTTTCGTGATGGGCGAGGGGTACCACTCCGCGCGACCGGCCCGGCGATCTGCCAGGTCAACAACGTTGCCCGGAACGGCAGCGTCCAGAACAGGAAAAGTCTCATCGGTGAGACTAAAGTGACGTGTTACAAGCACGTCACGCCCTCCGGGCCCCGGCGCGGCCACTCCCCCGCAAGCGGGGCCCCCTCCGCCCCGGTGCCCTCCGCAGCGCACGAGCAGCGTTCGCACAGGCGCACCTGACGGCAAGGCACCGTGAAGCGCGCGGCTTCCGGGAACGAGGTTTCGACGGTCCAGAGATCCTGGCCATCAGGCGTGGTCCATGCGTTGCAGATCTGCGCGCAGTACAGAACGCCGCGCCGCATGATCTGCACATGCTGTGACTGGAGGGTATGACCGGCCTGGGCTGCAGCACGGCAGCGCGCGGCATGCTCCGCGTGGGTGTAGGGGCGGCCGGTCATGCGAACCATCCGAGAAAGCGCTGGACCGCATCAGCGAGCAAACAAGCCTGTAGCGCGATTGCTAACAGCCCGCAGACGAGGAAGAAGAGCGCCGACACCGAGACGCGCCCACGCTGGGTGTCCCCCACCTGGTCGGCCTGGTCGGGCGCCGCAAGGACGGGGCGGCCGTCCGAACTCAGCCCGCTGTTGCAGTCCAGGCAGAGAAAACGAGGATGGGGCGGCTCGTGGCACAACTCTTCAAG